GTGGTAAAGTTGAAGTTGGTGGAACATTAGAGATTGCGGCTGGTAAGAATATTACTTCATCTGATGGCAATGCTATTTCATTTACTAATGGTCTTGATATGAATGGTGAGGCAATCACTTCTGCCGGTGCTATTACAGCAACATCATTTTCTGGTGATGGCTCTAATCTAACAGGTATTACAGCAACGGCATTAGCCGCTGATTCTGTTAACACTTCTGAGATTGCGGCTAATGCAGTTAACACTTCTGAGATTGCGGCTAATGCAGTTACAGACACCGAATTAAATTCAGCAAAATTAAATGGTATTGAAGATGGTGCAACAGCTGATCAAACTCAAGCTGACATTAATGCTTTAGGTATTACAGCAACAAGTGTTGATTTAGGTAATTGGACAGTTACAGAATCAGCAGGGTTACTTTACTTTGCTACTGGTGGTGTCAATAAAATGAAACTAGACGCAAGTGGTGATTTAACAGTTATAGGTAATATTACAGCATACGGCACAGTTTAAGGAGATTAAATAATGGCGGCTTTATCAACATCAGGATCTATAAGTTTTCAACAAATTCAGGATGTACATGGAGGTTCACACCCTATTAGTATTTCTGAATATTATGGAAAATATAAACAGAATAATACAAGAATAGCCACATCTGGTACACTTGGGATGTCGGATTTAAGAGGTACTGGTACAGCAATCAATCAATCTTGGGGTGGCTGGAGTGGCTGGGGTAGTTGCTCTGCTAGTTGTGGCGGTGGCACACAAACAAGAAGTAGATCATGTAATGGTACTGCTGAATATGGGGGAAGTGCATGTTCTGGTAGTAGTTCAGATTCACAGAGTTGTAATACACAATCATGTGCTACTATAGTTGAATACTGGCAAGGTACAGGTTGGCCTGGTCATTGTGGTTGGTCTACCTCACCAACTTATTGTGCTAGAGCTCCGGTTGGTCCAGGCTGGAGTTGGTATAATTCATGTTATCAGAATACTTCAAGTGGTCATATGTTACCAGATACATATCCAACTGAAATGAGCGGTTCATGTCCATCAAGTTAAGGAGAATAAGTTATGAGTGATAGATACAACGCAATTCTGGAATTGATTAAAGAAAATTTAACACCAGATGAAGCAGCGGCATTGTCAACGGAATGTAAGGATTGTATTCCAGCGACTATTTATGAAGATGGATCTACCTTTAGGATGCATAATGATACAACATATGTACCAACAGAAGAGGAAATACAGGAAAGAATAAATTCATATGGAACTTAAAAATTTGAATACTTCTTCATTAGAAGAAGCATATAGTATTATAGATAATAATGAGAATGTTATAGTAATTTGGTTTGATGAAAATTGTCCATCGTGTGGGCAACTTGTACCAATTGCACAAGAATGTGCTGTTGAACCATGGAATTTAGTATTAATCAACACTAGTAAATCATATACTGATAGTGTTGATTATTTCTATCCTGATAAATTTCCTACTGTATATATTTTTAAAAATAAAAAACGAATGTTTGTAACTTTAGGAGCTGCTCCTAAAGCAATAATACAAGAAACATTAGATGGAATACTTGATGGCTCATTTAAAACAGCCGCTGAGTTTGAACAGGAAATGTTAGATGCATTAGATTAAGAGGATATAATGGCAACAAACTTAAATGTATCGGAACTGGACTTTGATAAGATCCAGACGAATTTAAAAACTCATTTACAGGCTCAGACAGAGTTTGTGGATTATGACTTCGACGGTTCTAATCTTGCAACTCTTGTTGATGCACTCGCTTATGCTACTCACTATAATGGTGTGTATGCGAATGCGGCCGTTAATGAATCATTTTTAGATTCGGCCCAAGTCAGAAATTCAATTGTAAGTCATGCTAAGGCGATTGGTTATACCCCGTCATCAGCAACTGCTCCAAGTGCTACTATTAAATTAGTTTTTAATACAGCAACATCAGCAGTGACAATTGATAAGGGGACTAAATTTAATGGTACATATCAAGGTACCTCATATTCATTTGTAACAACCGACGCTTATACGGCGACTAACGATACTGGTGTGTATACTATAGACATGCCTATATCACAAGGTGAATATTACACAAAGACATATACATGGCTGGATAGCACAAATCAACGATTTGTTTTAAACGAAGATGATATTGATAGAAGTACTATCTCAGTTAGAGTTAATGGTGATTATTGGGTATTAAATGAAGGTGATATTTCTAATTTAGACGGAGATTCAAAAGTATTCTTCGTTCAAGAAAACCATGATGGTCAATCAGAAGTTTATTTTGGCCCTGATTCTGGTTTATTTGGGGCACGTCCTACAAATAATAACTCTATCACAATTTCATATGTAAGAACAAAGGGTGCGGCAAGTAATGGTACAACAACATTCTCTATTCCAGGTCTGGTTGGTGGATTTGATGCGCAGGATATTACAATCACAACAGTTGATGCTTCTAGTTTAGGTTCTGATGCTGAAGATATTGAGGATATTCGCTTTAGGGCACCAAAGAATTATGAAAGACAGGGTCGTGCGGTTACTGCAGAAGATTATAAGGCAGTGATCTCTGATAGATTCGGTGATGTTGAGGCAATTAATGTATGGGGTGGCGAAGATAATGATCCGCCGAAGTATGGTAAAGTACTTATTAGTATTAAACCAACTGTTGGTGAGGAATTAAGTCCTATCACTAAGGCTAAAATTGTTGATGAAATATTAAAGCCTTATAATATTGTTGCGATTACACCAGAAATTGTTGATCCGGATTACTTATATGTGACGGTTAAATCAAATATCAAATATGATAAAGCCCTAACTAATAAATCATCAGGTGAAATTTCATCAGTTGTTGAAACGGCTATATCGGCTCAGTTTACATCCGATTTAAAAGAATTTGGTTCAGTGTTAAGATATTCTAGATTAATTTCGGCAATTGATAATGCGGAAACAGCAATATCTTCTAATATTACTACCGTTGAAATGAGTCGTAGATTCAGACAAGATTCTACTAATTCATCAGGTATCTATGAACTACCTAATTATAATGCGATTATTCCAGGCACGGTTGTTTCAAGCACAATCACTAAAACTGGTGGTAATGATTTCGCATTAATGGATGATGGCCTTGGTAAAATGACATTATATAATATCACAACTCAAGGTTTTGAAAATACCGATATTGGTACTGTTGATTATGATTCTGGTAAGATTTCATTGAAAGGATTTACAACAGATATTGATGATAATCAAGTTATTAGCATGTATTCAAGTCCTGTTGATACAGATATTTCTTCTAATCAAAACTTATTGGTATTATTTGATTCAGCAATTATTGAAACTACGGCTATATAATGGATAATAAATTATCGATATTAATTGATCGTACCCTCCCTGAATTTGTCCGTGAAGAGCATACAACCTTTACGGATTTTATTAAAGCGTGGTTAGACTATTTAGATGATGATGAAGATGGTGCTCACTATCATCTAAGTAATTTACAGGATTACACAGATCCTGATGATACTTCCGCTGCTCTGATCGGTATATTAAAACAGGCTTATATGGTCTCATATCCTGAGATTCCATTAGGCTCTGTATTAGAAACTGATAATAGATTTCTTGTAAAACAATTAAGAGAAATATACGCTAAAAAGGGTGCTGAAGATGCATACAACTTCTTCTTTAGAGCACAATTTGATGAAGATATTAAAATCAATTATCCGAAAGAATATATTTTTAGAGCCTCGGATGGTAAATGGTTTATTCCAAAATACATTGAATTCACTAATGTGTCATCTGATATTGCAAATTTCTTTAATAAGAAAATAAAAGGCCAGACATCTGGAGCTACAGCATTTGTTGATGTTGATGAAGGCACAGATCCAGGTAATGTTATTGCTACAGGTAGGTTGCCTGTACAAAGTGTTGTAGGTACATTCCTACAAAATGAGACTATTGAGGTAGTGGTGTGAGTGATACATTACAAATAACCTCAGCCGGTGTAATAGAGGAAGCTGGTTATTACTTAAATTCGGATGGTCATTTATCATCTGATATGAAGTTACAGGATAATCATTATTATCAAGACTTCTCATATGAAATTGAATCAGGTGTATCTATAGACCAATATAGAGATACCGCGACAAGTTTATTACATCCTGTTGGTACTAAGATGTTCGGTAGATATATTTGGGCAACAGCAATCGCTGTTATGCCTAGTTTACCACCATCTGAGATTAGATGGGATTATCAACAAGATGGGCCAGTTGTTATTGAGGCAATGGCGGTTGAAATTGATACAATTGGTATTGGCACAAGAAATGTTAATGCAGTACCAGTAATTGCCAGACCTGATGGTACTGGTGTTGGTGGTTGGGCTAAATTAGACCCTAATCCATTAGGTTCGGCTAATGCGGCATGTGAAAATGGTGATGATCTAGTATTAGAAAATGATGATGCATTAATGCTGTCATCTCAGAATATTTACATTGGTAGATTTGCTGCACCAGGTAATATTACAGGAACATCTATGGTATATACTACCAATGTTCAGATGAATATGGATGCCGGTCAATTTAACTCATATCCTCTTAATTCAAGGACTGTGGGTGATGATTGGGTTGAAGGTATATCAACACAGGATGGATTTGTATTAGTAACTAGAGCTGATCCTCAGGAAGATAGAATAATTGGATAAATATAAACATGGGTGCTATAATTACAGAAGACTTTAGAATCACTAACATGACCAACTTCATTGCTGGTTTTGAGAACGATCCTACAGAAACACATTTTAAAACATTATTCGTTGGTTTAGCCAAGAATGATGCGTGGCCAGCAGATGGTGCGGGAAGAGTAGAAACAGATAATGGTTTTATTGTCCCAACCCCTACTGAGACTGAGACAGCATTAGATACTTTATGGTCTGAAGTTGTTGCGATGAAACGAATCTTTCCTAGTGATTTAACACCAGTTGTTAGAGAGGCCACTTGGGAAAGCGGGGATAAATGGAACTTTAATGGAGTTAATCCTAACTCAGTTCAAAAATCATTTATTTCTACTGATGCTCATAAATCAGTTGTAAGAAATAGTGAAGGTCGTGTATATCAATGTAAGGCAGAGCCTTCTACCGGGACTTGCTATATTTCAGGTTCTGCGGATAGTAATTATACAACAAGAGCTACCTGTGAAGGTCAATTAAATAGCATGTGGGTTCCAACCGCAAGTAACTCAGAACCTGTTGGTGTACCTGCTAATGCTGGTGATGATATGGTGTTCGGTAATTATACTTGGGAATATCTATGGACTATTGGTGTTAACGAACGTGGCACATATATTAATGATGAGTGGCAACCGCTATCATATTCATTATATAGTGCAGGTACTGTTGAGCACACAGAACAAATTACATACGGTATATTACCGGAAAGGGCACCTAAAAAGGTAGGCTCAGTAAACTTAATGATTAAAATCTTTTTAAGTACTACCGATTCCGGTGTACCTGAAAATGATGACTTTAGAAGATTATTCTTGATTGATACTCCAAGAGATTCAAATGGTGATAAGGCCGTGAATTCAATTTATAATTTAAGTGGATTATCAACAACAAGAAGTGGTAACATAATTTTTATAGAAAACAAACAACCAGTATTAAGATCAAGTGATCAACAAGAAGATATTAGGTTAATTTTACAATATTAGGGATAAACTATGGCAACAGCAACTACAGGCGATTTTAATACAAGTCCATACTACGATGATTTTGATTCAACAAAGAATTTCATGCAAATTCTGTTCGAACCAGGACGTGCAGTACAGGCAAGAGAATTAAGCCAAATTCAGTCATTACTTCAAAACCAATTAGGTAGTATGGGTGACCATCTATTTGGTGAAGGTACTGTTGTAATTGGTGGTGAGATTAGCTTCGATAATGAAGTACCATATATCTATATGGCGAATAATACTGATTTATCAGGTTGGTTGGATGAAAACATTACAGGTAATACTTCTGGTGCTAAGGCTAAAATTACTAGATTACATTCAGATACTTCAACTAAACCTATCGCGTATTTACAAATCTTCTCTGGTTCTTTTGAGGCTGGTGAGACAATTACAAGAGACTCTGATTCAGCAACACGTGTATTAGATGATGCTTCGAATGCAAATGCGGTTGGTAAGTTCGCATCATTCTCTAATATTGTTAATGGTATTTACTATTTAAATAACTTCTTTGTCCCAGCCCTTGCATCAACTGTTGTTGTAGGTGATGATAACGCGGTACCTACCGATGAGGTTGGCTTCACATTAGTTAAAGAGATTATTACATCAGCTGATGATGCATCTTTATTAGATCCTGCGAGTGGTTTCCCTAACTTTAATGCTCCTGGTGCGGATCGTTATAAGATTAATCCGGTCCTTACCACTAAATCATATCATGATGCTAATAATGCTTCATTAGAATTCTTGTCATTAATGACAATTAATAATGGTGTTGTTGAAAAGACAGTATTAAGAACAGATAATGCTTTATTGGAAGAAACACTTGCGCGTAGAACATATGATGAAAGTGGTAATTATCATGTCCGTCATTTCCCTATTAGCATTCAGGAAACTAATCCTACAGTTGCTGGTGCGGATGACACAACAAAATTTGCCGTTAAGGTAGAGGCAGGTAAAGCATATGTTCGTGGTGCTGAGATTGAAAAAATTGCACCAACTTATTTAGATGCTGATAAAGCCCGTGTTGGTGAGTTATATGATAACTATTCAGCTTATTTAGAATATGGCCCTTATGTAGTTCTTGATGATGCTCAGGCAACAAAAGATTGGGCATTTAATGTACATAAATGGGAAGAAGTTCAATTACAACAGGCCGATGGTACAGTTGTTGCAACAACAAATGCTATCTCTATGGATAAGCAAGGGACTGAAACACGTTTATATTTGAAGCCTTGGTCTACAATGACTTCAGATATGCCATCAGTTACAAAAGTTGTTGGTCAATTAACTGCTTCATCTGCTGATATTAAGGTATTCACAGTATCAACAACTAACCCTACAGGAAAGATTCATAATACTAATAAGTCGATTAATCCTCTTATTTTAAGAACACCTGATGATTATGTTGCTCGTTTAATTTCAGGTAATATTGTTGTTGAATCTGCTAAGAACTATTCATTGACTGGTGGTACTTATGATTCAGGAACAAATGAAACTACATATACACTAACAGATCTTGGTGGAACATTCTCATCACAATCTCTTATTCAGGCAACTCGAATGGATACATCAGTTGTTGTGGATGCTACATATGCTTCAGGGGCAGGCACAACAGCGATCACATTCACTATTTCTGGTGATTTAAGTGGTGTTACTGTTGAAGTAATTGCCCGTCCGCAGATTACAATGGATATTAGATCTAAGACTAATACTACTGTGGCTTCAGAGACAATCACTGGTGTTAGTACTAAATTTACTATGGGTAATACAGATATTATTGAAATTACTTCAATTGATGGTGTTGCTTGGGCAAATGTTACTGATTATTCTTTTGATGATGGTCAGAGAGACTATACTTATGAATTAGGTGTTCTGACTTATACTGGGGCTGGCACACCACCTGCGACTATTGATGTTGCGTACAAATATTACGCGCATGGTTCTGGTGATGTATTCGCAGTTAACTCATATATTACTGACCATACAGTACCTTCAGGTATGACTTGGGAAGAAACACCTTCTGATTATACTGCATATGAAGCAATTGGTTCTTATACATCTGAAAATGGTGGTTCTAATTTCTCATTAAGAGATTCATTAGACTTTAGACCTGATTATAATCAAGTAAATACTTCATTTATTGAAATTCCGCATGTACAAGATGATATTACATTCGATTTCTTCCATTACCTGCCACGCATTGATACTCTTTATTTAGAATCAACTGGTGGATTTGTGATGGGTAAGGGTGTACCGGATATTAATCCACAGGCACCATCAGTACCTGAATCTGCGATGTCATTATATAATTTCTTAGTACCAGCATATACATTCGATTTAAGTGATATTAGTACTCAGTTTGTTGATAATAAACGTTATACAATGGCTGATATTCAAAATCTTGAAGATAGAATTGAGAATGTTGAATATTATACAGCATTAAGCATATTAGAGCAAAGTGCTATTAATATGGATATTAAAGATGAGTATGGTTTAGATAGATTTAAGAATGGTATTATTGTAGATAA